CTCCTAAGCCGCGCGCTTTTGTTCCAGCCTTGGCCAGGGCTTTGATCAACAGATTGAGATCCTGTTGATCTGCCACGGCATCAAGCCTCTGCTTTAGTTCATCGAGAGATTCGACTTGGCCGATCAGTTCAATGATCGGGTCAATGACCGGCTCCATAAGTGGTTGCCAGTCGGCCAGCTCATCGTTGATCAGATCGTCCAGTGTGTCGGTCGCCTGCTCGGCATTCAGCGCTTTGTACGTCTCATCCTGGTGGTTTAGCGCGGGTTCCGACGCTGTCTGCGTTGGTGCCTGTAGCAGATCTTCCGGCTTGGCGTTGGGGTCAGGATCGGGAAGTCCGACTTTGTCGCGGATGACGGATTGCTCGACTTTTAGTCCCAGAGGAACCAGTTCTTTTACCGCGTTGACCAGGGCCGTGATGTTTTCTGCGGGGATCTCGCGCAGCTGAACTTCTGGGTAGTTTTCCTGGGGGCCGAAGTTCAGATCAATAAACGGTTTGACCAAGTCACGGTTCAGCGTTTCTTCAAGCTGTTCGGCATCGTCGTCGCGGATATCGTCACGGACTTCGGATTGCAGTTTTTCATCGCCTAGCTTGCCAGGTGTTCCGCTGCTTGATGCGGTTTGGCCAAGGACACCTTTGCTGATCTGATCGTCAAGGTATTGGGCAAGACGCTCGAAAAAATCGGAACTGCCACCTTTGTTACCGGCCTCGACCAGTTCAACTTTCATTGATTCGGGGAAGACTGCTGCGGCATCGATGCCAAGGTTGGCGACGGCCATTTTGAGAACGTTGATTTCGTCTGCGTTGGCATTGCTGCCGTACTTGCCCATGCGCAGCGGCATGCCGAAAACCTCGGCAAACGCCAGCCAATCTTTGATGGTGAACGCTTTGCACATGTATGCCCAGGCTGACAGCCGGGCCAGACCACCGCGAATCGGGATTCCTGATTTCATGCGGTGGATATGGACAATATATTTGTACGGCGACAACTCGATACCGTTGACCATGTCGGCTTCGTCACGTAGGCGCAGCTGGCGTTTTGACACCTGGTCAAACAGGAAAAAACGCGGATCGCGCCATTCATAGCGACCTGGACGCCACTGTTTGCCGAAATTCCAGATCATTTCCGTCACGCTGTATCCTTTGCCCAGGGCGTCGAGGCAATCTTTCAGCAGAGTTCTTGTCCCTGGACGGCGCAGCAAGGCACGAACGGCGTCAGCCAGCTCCTTGTCTTTGGCATCGTCGCTGTAGCTCTCGACGGTGAGCGGCAAACGAGCCACGGCAAGCTTGCGTTTGCTCAGCTCTGCAGCGTAGTGGAGATCTCGTTCCTCCATCTCCTCGGCAAGAGTCAGGTATGAGTTATGGTCGCCGTCGGCAGCATCACGCAGCAGGCCAGCCAGGCGCACTGGTGTCAGACCGCTGGCAACGGTCTCATTCCAAAGGGTACGCACGCCGGTTAGCGATGGAGCGGAGTGCTCTTTGGTCAGCTCTTTGATGATGATTCTGCGGCCACTGGCGTCAACCAGGCCGGTATCACGTTCTGCCATTTACCAGATCCCCTTTCCTGCGCCGAGGCCAGCGGTTACGCGCACTGGTCGGTGTTCGATGTCGTCGTTGTTGCGGGTGCTGACTGATTCGTAGGCGTATAGTGAGACTTCCTGCCTGCTGCGATAATCGGCCAGCAGGCCAGCAATGGCGCTGTCACCATGGCGGTCGCCTTTTTTGTCTGTCTTTCCTTGAGGGACACGCGGCACCCCACGGACCAAGCGCACGGCGCGATGATCTTCCAGGATGTCATCATGCCGGATAATTGTGGTGGTGCGATCCTCGAACCCAGCCTTATATTTCGGGAATTCTTCCCGGTAGAACTGCTCTGTAAAGTGGATCTCATCCACCATGAATTCACCCCAGGTATCTCTGGCCTCTTCAGCGCAGAATCCGCCATTACCTCCGGCATCAATCGCGCAACCTCCAAACCGGGGCAGACCGTTGCCGAGAGCTTTCATTACCTGAGCCTGTTGGCGATAAGGAACATTGTGCAGTTCAACTACGAACGGCCAGCGCTTGTTGGTGTTGGCTTCAATGACCAGAGGCACCATGTCGGTCATGTCGCCACTGCGGGCGAAGTCCATTCCGAAAACATGGCGTCGCGCTTGGTCGAGTGAAACAAGCTGCGGCGTCAAAATATCTTTGATCCAGTCGGCTATTTCAGCAGCACGAACCGGCTCCGGGGCCATATTGAATGATCGGGTGCCGTCAAAACGCAGCAGTTCCCCATCAGCCATGTTGACTTCAACCAATTGACGGGGCAGATAGTTACCACCACCAAACGATGGAATGGCGAAAAGCTCTTCGGCTTCGTTGGGGCGATAACGCTTGATCAGTGATTCACGCCATTCCGCCTCAGCTTCTTTGCTCCATTCCTGCCCGGTAACTTCACAGATCCGCTTGAACAGTCCATCATCCAGGGCGTCGTCGAGAGTGACGCGGTGGATGGAGTAATCATTTTTCCCGGCGCGGGCATCCTGAATCACTGCGTTAAACGGGTTTTCATCACCGTTGTGGGTACTGAGGGCATGAACGTGTCCACCCCACATGGTCATGGCCAATGCGGCCTTGAGCAGTTCTTCCAGATCGTCAACGAATGCCGCTTCGTCGATGATCAGGCGTTCTCTCGGACGGCCCTTGCTGCGCAGGTTGCGCGGGTTCGAGCTAAACGTTTTGATGCTGTAACCGCTGTCAAACTTGATGTCATAGACGTGGATGTCGCGCCCATCGTCCCTGGTGAGGATCTGTTCGCCAATACCGCTGGCAGCGGTATGAAATGCCTTGGCCCAAGTTGAACAGTCCTGAATGAATCCTGCTGTCATCTCTTTGTCGTAGGAGATGTAGTAGACATTCGCGCCCCGATCAGCATCTGACGCGTGCAATACAGCGTCAGCAGCTTCGCAGTACGAGAGACCGATACGACGGCTTTTCTCGATGATCTTGACCGGGGAATGGTCGTCGATCCAGCGTTGCTGATATGGCAGCAAAATGGCACTCATGCATTCAGTCCTTGCATAATGGCGGCACGTAACGAGTCGATAGTGGCCGCACTGGCTCCTTGGCGTTTGGCTTCGTCTTTGACGTTTTCAGCGGCTTTTGCCAAGGCTTCTTGGCGAATCTCCCGCTCACGCTCCACATTCAAGTTCGCGGCTTTCTCCAGCCGCATGGTGGTCAATGCCAGGTCTTTGAGCATCCCGGCCACTGCTGGCATGTTCTCGGCGTCGAGTTCCATATCTGCTGCGGTGAGGGACAGGTCAAAGCTCAGGGACCGCAGGATCTCGTTGACCAGGTTGCCGATTTTTCCCTGGGGCGCTGCGCCGAGTTTGGCGATCCACATTTCAGCGACCTCGCGTGATTGCTGGAGGCGTTGGCCGACGGCGCGCATTTGCAGATCGTAGCGATTGACGGCGCTTTTGCTGATCCGATCTTCGTGGCCATCGGCTTCCAGCACGGCGTTGATCTTCTCAGTGGCTTGCAGCTGAGTGACGCGTGGATCGCGCAGCAGTTCCTGCAGCTGCTCGCGGATATCGTCGGGCAGGCGGTCGATGCTGGATTGCTGTTTTTTCTTGCGATCAGCCATTGATTACCTCTGTGGCCGTGGGCGTTTAACGCCGGGTACGGTTGCCGCCCCTGTGGCGACGTCTGCGCCGCGATCGGTGAGGGTCGCAACCCGGACACTGGCGACATCTTCCGTAGTGATGAGCCCTTGCTCTTCAAGCCAGGCCAGATCGGTGTGGACAACATCGCGGCTGACACGGTGGCCGAACTGGGCGAGGATCGTCTGCAGCACGCTGGAGTTATGGCTATAGCCTGCGTCTTCATTGAGGGCTTTGAGGATCACCAGGCGGCGATCAGGGGTTACAAATTCGTTAAAGCGACTCATCTTGGTCCTTTCTCCATAAGGAAGTTCTGGATATTATCCAGGGCGTTCCCGACGCCCTCCATGCGTCCATCAATGCGGCCAACGACGATTTCGACCTTCCGCACGCGCACATCAAGCTCAGCGTGCTGGCTGCATCCTCCAGATGCCTCGACTTTTGTCATGCGGGTGCGGATCTTCTCCAACTCGTCATCGTGTTCAGCGAATTTCTTGTCTGTTGCCTTGCTGCGGTTGCTCCACCATGTGTAGGCTCCGCTCATCCCAGCGAGGATAAAAGCGGCGGTGTTAAGCCAAAACTGCCAGGCTTGATAATTCACAATGCTCTCCAGTATTCGTAGATTTCCTGACAGTCCCGGCAACGTTTGCATCCTTTTTGCGCGTTGCGTCGTGCTTCCGGGATCGGCTCTTCGCAGTCCACACAGTGGGTGCGGCTTTCTGTTACTGCTTGGCGGTTGCGGTTATGTGCGCCCAGCGCATCGGCCTGCAGTTGTTCGTTGATCCGCTGGGCGCGATCGATGTCATCCATTGCTGCCGCTGGCGCCGGTCCCTGCGCTGACGGCTGCCGCAGCGGCGGCGATCTTGGTCATGAGGACCGCGCCGTCAGTTGTCAGCTGTTCGGGCATTTCATAGCCTTTGAGTTTGAGCACAACCCGGACCCCGGCTCTGAGTGTTTTGAGTACGCCTCGGATCAGTGTGATCTGATCGGATGTCAGGTCCGTCTTGTCAGCGAGCAATACCTCCAGCCGGTCACCGACCAGGGACAGGGCAACGCTTTTACCGGCAGGCCATTCGCTGGCCGCCTGGGTGGCGACAGCTTCGAGCTTCGGGGCAAATTCGGGGTTTTCGCGCAGCGCTTCTTCGACGGACTCTAAAATAACGGTGTCGATGGCGTCGGTGACGGCGGGATCGGTGGCCACGCTGACCAAGTCGGTTGTTTTGTTGGTGCCGGTGCAGCCTGCTGCCAAGGCGGCTACGCCAGCAAGCAGGACAATCATTGCGATGAGAGCTTTCATTGTTCCTCCGTGAGAGTGGTTTTCTGTTGGCAATATTCGCCGATATCTCCAGGGTCTGCGGTTTGCGGCATGTCATATCCCGCCCGCTCCCAGCACTCCTGTACGAAGGTGCTGCAGACCCGCTGATGGACGCCAATGCGTTTTTTAGTGATCTGGCTCAGCAAGACCTTCACCAGTGACAGCCAGCCGTAACCGCGCTTAAAGACACTCTTGGTGCGATATTCGAGGGCGGCAAGTCTGGCTAATTCACAGCCTTGGCGCACCTGAAACGGTGCTCTGCCGTAGGTCAGCTTTTCTCCTTTGCGCTGCTCGATCCATGTGCTGGCTGGCATGGATTGGAATCCTTTGCCTTCGACAAACTCAAAAACCCACAGGTTTCCTTTCGATGATGGCAGTGGCGATTGCCAGACAAGCATGGCCACGTGGCTGTACGATTCTCCTGTCAGCATGCGGATGGCAGTGCCGAAAAAGCTGGTGCCTTTAACGAGGAGTACATCGCCACTCCTGACGTCTTTTTTGATTTCTGCGTAGGTCATGCGTCACCTTCCAATCGTTCGAGCCAGCCTGCCAGTGTGAGTGGCCTTTTCTGGCGGATGTAGTGCTGATAGGCTTCGCCTTTGAGGGCCATGAGCAGGGCTGTTTTGTAAGGGCAGATGTTGATGGCTTCGATGGTGATCGGGCCGATAATTCCGTCGATGGCCAGCGGACCACGCCGAAAGAGCCTCGCCATGGCTTGCCGCCATTTGTTGCGACGGGCGGCTTTGACGTCGCCACCGCACACCTGGTTGATGGCGCGTTGCAGCATCTTGATGGCACGGCGTTGGCCGGTATTGACAGCGAGGTCAAATACCTTCCCCGCAAGAACGGATGCTCCCGTATTTTCGGCAATCCGGTTAATGCGAGGCTGGCGGTAAAAGTCGCGGTAGTAGATACGCACGGCTTCTTCAAGGGTCAGATTTTTGATATCCAGATGTGGATAAGATCGCTTACTGATGCCCCATTTCGTTTCGCCGCCGGGATCATCAGGATCATTGACGTAGCCGCCGTCTGATGTGTTGCCGACTTCGAATTGCAGGGTGTAGGCGATAAAGCGTTCAAATTCAGGAGTGATCATCCCCATAGGCTCCAACAATGCACAAATGGCCGACTTGTGGTCGGCTGGTGCGTTTAAGTGGCGGGGCTGACAGTCAGCCCCGCGCAATCAGGAGAACAGTACGAATGGCACGATCCGCGCTGTGTTATGGGATGATATTAGGTGTTACGTGTTGAATTGTTCAGTTGACGGGAGTCAGGAAAAACAGAGGTTGTAATACTTTATTGAGAGGGGGATGTAGACTAGAACAACTGGAAGAATAAATTCTGTGAAATATACAGTCTTTACCAGTTCTATCATGTTAGACTTGCAATCAAACATGAAGGAATCAAACATTGAAACAGTCATGCTTTTTTTAACGGTATTATTATTGTAAGAATTTTCTATTACATATCTACCATGAATCTTTTCTATCCTAAAGTTATCCATTCCATGATCAATAAGACCATGAAAAATAAGGTATTTTATTTTAAGGTAATATAAAGTTCTTGATTCGATAGCTTTCGGATGATCTGCAATCTTTGTCAGTTGTAATTGCTGATAAAACCTAATCATAACGTAAATGGTGAGAATCCAGACTGACACGGTGATCGTCTGCTCTGGATTCTTTAGCATTAAGCCGCCAATGGAAAACTTCACCTTGTCTGGATAAACGATCTTTTCTTCAAGGAAGAACAGAAGCACGCTGCAAAACAGCAGGTTTCTCCTGGTCTTTATAAACGATCCATCTTCTAAATCCACTGCCAGCCCTCCAAGTCAAAACAAGTTCCCCTGTCTTCTCAGAAAATCTTCATCCCGGCATCTTTCCACAATTCGGTAGATGTGTCGAGGGGTGAGATTGTAGCGTTTGGCGAGTTCGTCTTGATTTCTGCCGTTGAATTCGTGCCAGATCTTCCAATCTCGATCGTTGAGGATGAGAGCAACGCCTTTGGAGATATAGACGTCTGTGCCGCCGTATGTCTTGCGCACGGCGTCGGCTGCCTTGAGTGCTGCATCGCGAGCTTTATCGCTCTGGATGCCTTCAGACATGAGCTGTTCCTGGACAATCCTAGCGATCTCCAGGAGGGCTTCCATCCCTGGGCGATTTTTCAGTTGTTTGTTGTCCATTGTCAACGTGTTGCTCCTGATCTGCTGCTGGCCCCATGGTCCAGACGGTGATTCCGTGCTCTTCTGCGACAGCTTTGAGCCGTGGCAGATAGCGTTTATCTGTTTCTTTTTCGAGGATAAGCACGACGCCTGGTGTTTTGTCGGTGCAGATCCCGTAGTAAAGTGCCTGGCCAATGCTCTCGGCCCATTTGCTGGCAAAGTCGAATTCTATTGCGTACTGATCTGTCAGGCAGTCGACGCGGGTTCCGTCTTCTAGCCGATGCTCTGTTGCTCCACCAGCTGTGCTACACCATTCAGCTTGATATTCGCGCTCGTAGCGCAGGTGCTTTGCGCTGGCCGTAGTGGCGACGAGCAGGATGATGGCGGCGATGAGTGTCAGTGTTTTCATGTGATCCTCCGGTTGTTATTTCGATGGAGTGTATCACTGGCCGGTCATCTTCCTGAAAAACTCTTTCCCCTTGTCTATGTCATCTTTCGACAGATCATGGCTGACGCGATCGCGCTCTGGGCGGCGTGGGAGCCTGGAGTATAAATCCTTTGGCTCCGGCCATTTTTCATAGTTGTTTTCAAGGTCTTTAAATGCCTGTTTAATGCGGTGTTTATCGACCTCTTCAATGGTGACGTTTTTCTCGACCAGGTGCTTTTCCCATAGCCCGGCTGTGATGATGATCATGTCTGCAGCTGGTGCGCCTTCGCGTCCGACGCCGAGCAGTGTGGCCAGACCGATGGTGATTTCTTGGCGCAGCCAGTTGTCACCGGCCCAGGTGCCGAGGTCTTTGATCGACTGCTTGCGTTTGCTCAGCCTTTCTCCCTGGCTACCGTTGGTGGCGATTGCCATGGATGGCGGCGCAATGGCTACGGTGGCGAGCACCTGCTTGAGGTAATTGTGGTTTTTCAGTGGCCGATCATCGCCAGCCTGCCGCTTGGTGTGGATCGCCTCGACGGTTTGGTGCATGGCGACGGCTAGCTGGTGCGGATCGGCGTCGAGTTCAAGCACTTCGCCAACCAATTTGAGCGCCCGGCTATTGGACAGATCGCGGCTTTGTGCGCGAAACAGGCCGAGGTAATGCACGAGTGGCCGGAACAGCGGCCCGGTACCGGCGAGGGTGGCGAGTAGCTCGCGGCCTGCTTCGTCGCTTGCGTAGGCTTCGAGGCTGTTTGAGCTATGGCAGACGGGGCAGCGGAGTTTCATATCAGCCCTTTTTAACCGTGAGTTCGACTTGTAGGGGCTTATCCTTTTCTAGCCAGCCAGCAAATGCCAGTGCGCATGCAATTGACACTAGGCAATAAAGTTCAATTCCCAAGTCTCTTCCTTTAAAAACAACATTTCCCGTAGCCAGTGAAGATGCGACAAGTAAAGTTGCGATGTAGTTGTATGGCTTTTTCATGGCTTGATATCCCAACCTTCTTTTTCACCCTGACGAATCAGGGCGGTAATGATTGCCTTGAGTGCCTGTGGCCGGTTAGCCAGGAACCGGCAGCTATCGACGCCGTACATCTGTTTAGCGATACCGTCGGCGTAGCTCCACGGCTTTTCCCCTACGGTGAGCAGTGCGCCGATCTTTGCGATCATGCGATGGCCGCTGGTGTTCTTGTTCATGTTTTTCGGCTTGCGCTTTGGTCGCTTTGGCTCCCAGCCGAGTGATTCAAAATGCTTGAGCAGGTCGTCTTTTTCGCCTTTGCGCAGGTTTTTGCTGCTGTTGGTGCGGCCATTGCTGATCATGAGGATGGCGTCACGGTAGGTGTCGTCATCGAGAGCCAGGTCTTTTTTGGCGATGTGGATCTTCTGCAGCATGGGATCTTGTGGCATGGCTATTCTCCGATCTCTGCGATGGTGACAGTCACATCCGGGCAGTGTTCGAGGCGCTGATATTGGCGCAGTGGCATGGCCACACTGCTGCTGATCCGCACGTGGGCAACCTGGTTGCCGACGTCAATGCGGTTCAGGCTCATGATGCCTCTGGCCTGCTGTGGGAATGTCTGTTGTGTTGTCGGTTTCTTTGCCATCATTTTTCCCCTGATTCTTTGACCTGGTACTCTTTGCGGTCGCTGTATTCTTCTTGCTTGCCTTTATTCCACTGCTGGACGGGCCGGAAAAATCCGACGATGCGGGAGTAGACTTCTGTTTTTTCTGGGCATTTAGGCATTTGTCAGCAACCTGTCCTTTCAACAATTTCACCAAGGACAAGGATGTAAACCATCTTCCCTTCAGGTGCGCCATGTTCGACGATACCCAGCCCTTTCATTATCTCTTTTAGCTCTACTGTCATGGTCGGTGCGTTTGTCGCGTATCCATTCCTGAAACGAATAAAATCGAAGGTTTCATTCTCCAGGCGAATATTCCAGTAAGGCTTGACATCTCGGTATTCTTCCTTCTTCACTCCTGATGCAATCATGTCGAACCATTTTTTCTTGAGAGTTAGATGTAAAATACGCATAGATCCTGCCCTTAATCGTTGTTAAAAAATCCCGGAGGCTCAGGAGGATGAAACCTCCGGGCAATGCCGTACTTGGCTGCTCTTCAGACCATGACCGCCACGTCATGGTGACCGCCCGTCTGGGCGGTTTCGCTATTGTTCGAGTTGTTCCGCTGCGCTCTCAAGAGCGTTGCGCACATATTCAGCTTCTTTAGACTTTCGGCTCTCAAGTGGAACTGTGGCCTGCAATAGAAGGTCGGCCACTAAGTCAGGATCAAGTCCCATTTCTTCAAGTTCTTCGCGGTCTGCAAACATTTATCCGCTCCTTTATGAAATAACGATCTTGCGGCCTGTTGTGACCAGGATGGCTTCACCCATGGCGTCTTCACAGGGCATGTCGTCAGGGTATCCGGCGATAGCCTTGCGCAGATCGCCGACAGTGGTGACGTCGTGCTCTTTGATCGCCAGCAGTGCCGGATGAATGGTCTCGCCTTTGCCCCATGCTGCGGTGGATGGATAATCGCGATCGCCGTCTGTTACGCCCATCATGACTTCACCTCTTGGACGTGTGAAACAGACAATTCCTGCTCGTACTCAGCGACAATCTCTATCCCTTCAATGCTGCTTGACACCCAGCGCCTCGAATTATCTTTATCCAAAACAAAGATCCCAAAACCTTCAACGGATCGCACAAAACCACCATATTCTTCAGAATAATCTTCTGGCTGAACATGGAAGGCCATCGCCAAGGATTCGGTTAGTTCCTCCAAGTCATCAATTGTCCAAAAGGAGTCTTTCCAATCTCCATGGATGAAAAATTCTTCGGCTTTTTTCGGATCTGAAAATGTGACATCAATTTCCATCTCAAATGATGCGCAATACCTTTGTGGTTTCACTTGCTCGGATACTTGTGTGCTCATGACTGACTCCTGATTGATTGTGGTGTTAAGACAGCGGAATTTGCTTGTAGCTGCCGTCGCCCTGACGCTCGTAGACGCGGACGTAGGTTTTTGATCCGGCGACCTGGACGCTTTCGCTAATGGCCTGCATTGCGCGTTGCCATTTTTCGTCTTTGATATCGAGGCGGCGCAGGCCGAGTACCTGACGGGTGTTGATGAGGCCTTCCTGGTTGACGCGGAATGCGTCGTTGACCAGGACGAGGATTTCATCGCGTGCGCCGGGTGCCCAGGCGATGATGCATTCGTCAATGAGGGCTTTCGCGGCCTGCAGCCCTTCGTCAAATACCAGGTGTTCTTCGATGGCGCGTTTGAGTTTGTAGCGGCCATCGTAGCTGGTGAGAGTGACGTTGCCTTTTTCGCCGCCCATGGCGACGCCGTAGCGCTCCAGACTGAGGTCGATAAAGGCTTCGATGTCACCGATCAGTCCGGTCTTGAATTCGGCAAGAATGGTTGACATGCGCTTGCTGTTGGTGACGGCTTCGCGGACGAAGCTATCGCGCATTTTGTCGATGTCGCGGACTGTTCCTTCAGGGACAAATCGTCCCTGGGCATCTTCCATGTATCCTTCAGGGATCTGTCTTGCTGTTGCTGTCATGGTTTAAACTCCTTTTAAACGGCCACAACAGTGGCTTTTGCAAATGTGATATTGATTCCGTGGGTCTTTTCTTTGGCGACCTTGGCAATCATTGCGTCGTATTTTTCCGGTTCGCAGAGGTACTGATAAAAGGTGATTCTCAATGTTTTGATCATCCGGTACCCGGTGAACTGTTTTGCTAATCGTTCAAGTTCTTCGTCACTGATTTTCATGCGCTGATCCTTTCCGGGTTTGGCCGGTGTCGGCCAGCAATGTCGATAAAAGGCGGTGGTGATATTTGCGGACCTCGATACCAAGTTTCCATTTTCATGGTGCAGCGATGGCACAACCCGGTTGAGCTGAGGTCCATCCTGACATTTTTAGCTCCGCAGCCAGTGCAGGGTTCGCTGACAATCTTTCTGCGGCCATCGAATTGCATGACGGTCTTAGGCGGCTCATAGATGCGGTTTCCGCACTGGCAGCATTTGATGAATCGTTCAAAGCCAATGACGGTTGGCTCTTTTACCAGCTCAAGGGCTCCGTGGCCTGCGCCGCATTTAGGGCATTGTGCTTTACTCATGGCTGGCCTCCGTATTGTTGGGGCAGGTCTTACACGTCTGGTACTGATGGATACGCACACTGTTGGCGCAGCACATGGCATACGGGCGGCGACGAGTCTCGGCGCATTTCCCCAGGTCGATGGTTCCCATGGTTGGGCACTGCACGGTCTGGCCGCTGAAGACTTCTTCGACGCGCTGGAGCACATGGTCTGCGTTTGGATAGGTTCCTTTGACAATGCGATTTATCGTTGCCGTGCTCACACCAAGCGCCTTGGCCACCTTTGACTGGCTACTTGCTGCGATTTCTCGAAGCAGAAGTGCCATGGTCTGGTCTTTATTCATGGCAACCTCCATCTTCCGGTTTCGGCCAGACGACAGTTCCGGTGTTTGGGTCGAAAATTTGCTTTATATGCTGGATCACTGGAGACTTAGGGCCTGAGTATTGTTTTTCTACGACACGGTAGATCGCCTGTTGCCCTCCTGAGGCTGCTTGCTCCATGCGCAGGTATCCTGCCAGGCGTAGTGCTTGACAGTATTTTTTTGCGGTTGATTCTTTGATCACCGTCTCCGGTGTGCTGGCGGTGACGGCAAGCTGTCGGAGGTTAAACGTTTTCAGCACTTTCATAGTGCGCCACATGAGCTGATTCCCACGACCGATGGTGACCTTGCTGCCATCCCGGCGAACGCGCGGCGCAATGCTCCCAGTGTCGTTGATCAAGGTGTACAGTTTTGCATGACGCCCAAGGTTCTCTCTGGTTCCATCCTGTTTCAGATACCCCGAACGAACCAGTCCGTTGACATAATCACGGATGGTGTCAATGCCCAGTGCGGTGTGGTAGCGCAGATCAAAAATGGTGAACTGCGTACGCAGGGCACGGATTACCCGCCAGACGGATTCACGGCTATTGTCAGCATTTATTCTGGTTGATGGTTTACGAGCCATGATTCCCCCTATTGCACTTCGCCGGTATGGATCTTGTCTACCGGCCACTCATTGAGCGAGATTCTGTCAGAGCCAATTCTGCGGCACTCCACGTAGATGTCGTTGAGGGCAACGGAGGCAATCCCTGTGCTTCCTTTTGCTCTTTCATGGACTTTGATCAGCAGCTCTTCATCAATGCTGATGCCTGGAGCATAGAGTCTTGATAGGTGTACAAGGTCTTGCATGCTCATCGGCATCGCTTGTTCCCAGGCGAGGACGCGGCGATAAAGACGCATATTTTTTTTGATCTTTGTTTTGAGATGTTCTTCACCGATAAGGACGATTGTCCCTTCGGTTCCCATGTAAATGTCACGAACAAGCTCTTCGTAACCGCGATCAATCAGGCGATCCATTTCGTCGATGATGAGTGGCTTGCGCGTGTCGCTTAGGTATTCACACACCTGTTCGAGCATTTCGCAGACAGTCTTTGCCGGAGTGACTCCGCAATCTTGTAGGATTTTTTTCAGAAAGAATTTCTGCGTCCAGGCTTTTCTAAACTCCACATGCACAGCGTCATAGCGTCCGACAATGTGACCGGCGGCGGTGGTTTTCCCATAACCGCTATGTCCGTAAAAAACGACAATGCCTGGAAGATGCAATCCTTTTGGACGATTGAGTGAGCGCTGCATTAGGTCAAGGCACCGTCTTATGTTGGTGATCGGCGCGACACTGTTGCTTCCACATTCATTTTGCGTCATACTGTTTACTCCTGATTTAAAAGGCCTGTTATAGGCCGGTTTAAGCCGTGTTGCTGCACGGCTTTTACTTATTTAGCCCCGTAAAATTCCGCAAAATCTTCTTCCATCATCTGTTGTGTTTCAAACTCCGGCGTGCGCGGGAAATTGGCGTGAAACTTGGCGTTAACTTCGTCCAGTGTTCTGCCTTCTTTTACGGTGGCATCGAGCTGCTTCCAGTGCTGGTACAGCTCATCGTTGTCCATTTCATCCAGGCGTTTCTGGCGCTGGTTGTTTTGCGCGGCGGCTTCTTCCTGCTCAGCTTTTTCCAGCGCTTTACGCAAAAACTCAACCCGATCTGACTTGGATGTTTGCTCGATATAGCCGTCGATGGCTGTGGCGGCTTCGGCGGACGCCTGCAGTGCAGGTGTGGCGTGTTCGACACTTTCTCGCGGGAAGCTCACGAGCTTGGCGGACTGCTCGGCTCCGGCCTGCATGATTTCGCGCACCACGGTGGAGGTATCGACTTTTTTGGCGGCGGCTTTGAGTTCGCGCTTGGCTTCCTGAATGGTTCGTTTCTGGATCTCGCGAGCCTTGGCGGCAAATTCGGCACGGTCGATGTCGGAGCGCTCCGGGCAGCGGGCAATACAGATGAACTCGTTGAGTTCTTCGCCGCCGTAGACGATCAGGCTGCCGAGATCGTCGATAACTTCGAGCGCGCGTACTTCCTGACCAACATGAACGGCAAGTTCCGGTGCGACAAACCAGCCCTTGTCGACACGCAGTCCTTTCTTATGGACTGTGCAGATGCCGTTTTTCCCGGCTGCTGGTTGCAGCAGGATATCGAGGGCGCGGGCGTCGTTGATGCGTCGCACTGGCTTTTTCCATTCGGTAACCATTTTCCAGGGTGATTTGTTGATCCCGGAGTGTTTGCGATGCATGTAGATGTTGCTGATCCAGTCGTCGAGGAATGTCTGTAGTTCACTTGATGTCATGTTGATCTCGACGATCTGATCTTTTTTAAACAGCCGGTCACTAAAGGTCTTGCGGGCTTCGATGGCTTGCCGCTCTGGTACGTTGTGGCCGATAAATCCCGGCAGCAATTCAACCAGGCCGTGGCTCATGGTGCGAAAAAAACGCTCAATGTGCGGCTTGTGCCAGGGTGAGAACGGCGGGCACAGCACTTGCTCTATTTCGAGATCTGAGTAGACGCGTTTGGTGTGGTAGCTGGTGTAGTCGCTGCCATTGTCTGTTTTGGCGATATCGCACACACCCCAGTCGAGCAGGGCGCGGCGCAGCAGTGCGGTGACGACGGTTGATCTGGCCGTTTTGCTGACCAACACCATGGGACGGCGGCTATAGACGTCAATCACGCCGCAAATACTGTGGCGGCCATCGACCAGCATGACGTCTGCCGGGGTGCCATCAAATTCCCAGATCTGATTAAGCGCTGTTGCGGACTCTGATGCACTGCCGAATGCGGTGAGGTAGGTATTCTTCCAGGCATCAGGGTTGGTGATGGCGCAGAAAAGTTCAGAGTTTTTACGCTTCCAGCTTTCAATCCAGACTTTCAAGCGCCCTTCGGATGGCAAGTCGATATCGCCATGTCCGGCAAAGCGTGCCACTGCTGCTTCGTGGACCTGTTTTGCTTTTACATGCGGGAAATCAACCAGCATGGCGACAACAAAGTCTTTGAGATCCTGCTGGCTATCAATCTTGCCGCTATTCTTGCGGTTGCCGTAGTTGGCTCCGAGGTGGCCGCGCTGTTTCAGTTCGCTACGCCAACGCTTGAGGGTGCGCAGGGAGACGTTTGGCACGAGTTCGCCGGTTTCACTGATGATTTCACGGTGGCCAGAGTTGTACAAAATGGCGTAGTCTTCGCCGCTCTTGTTAATGGATGTGCCACTGATTCTGCGATAAACATCCCAGTCAGCGAGCACTTTAACTCTGGCGTCATTGCGGGCACGTTTGCTCTCGGGCAGGGCAGCTGCCGACTTGAGGGCCTCTTCGGCGTTGCGCTGGTTGACCTTGTCGACAACGTTTTTCGCGGCGGCGAGCTTGAAGCCTTCTTCCGATCCGGCCTTGGCGGCTGGGGATTGCTGGCTTTGCGCCAGGGCTTTTCTGGCCGCTTCCGGCAGGCTGTTGATGTGGTATTCAAACGCCTTGCTCCCGGACTTTTTACGGCTATCCCAGCCATCCCGATCAGCACGGCGCTTCATGCCGCTTTCAGTCGACGGCAAGCCGTCAATGGCCCGGTCAGCCAGTTCTTTGGCGGTAAACCAGTCTTTCATAATTCACCGCCTTCCAGCATGGATAGCAGGGCCTTGCGCTTGGCCTTCTCCGCCCGCGCTTGGCTCTCAGCCTCGGCATATTGCTGAATCTCTGCCCGCAGTGCGTCAGGGGCCTGCAGGGCAAACATGCCTGCGGCATCCGCCAAAATCTGGAGCGGTTCCGTCGTTCCAGTGACGTGACACAGTGCCGGCAAAAACTCAGCCGGAAAGCGGTGCGGGTGGCTGTCGGCTACCCAGCCGCTGATCATATTGGCGGTAACTTCTATCGGATAAACCAACGCGCTCATTTCGTCTGCGATGCTTTCGCGACTTTTCGGGGCCTGTTTGATCGCCTTTCTAATTGCGTCCAACAGTCGTGCCGTGACGTTCAGCCGACCTGGAGCATTGTCGACACGCTCGTCGCGTTGCTGCGACAACAGGTCAAACAGATTCATCTGTGAGTTGTCATTGATGACAATTTTTTTAGACTTTTTTGCCATTGCCCCACCTAAACTTGGTTGGTAGTATTGAACCTGTCATGACGTCATTACGTAGTTATGTAATTACTAGGCTGCATAATCCGGGAACAGGCGCTCAACCGGCATTTCAAGACGACGGGCGATACACTCGACAACGCGTCTACTACGCCACCGTCCATAAAGAACGCCTGACACATGCGAGCGGGAAACTTTTAGCTCGGCGGCAATTTCGGCCTGCTTAATTTCCCTCTCCACCATCAGGGCTCGTACTTTCGTCAGTTTCATTTATCCATCCTTTTCGCGGAGGCTCATATGGCGAGACAATCAAAATGTCCAGCTTGTGGTAATACAGGGTTCGAGATCGCAGAGAACAGCCCAAGGGGATCGAATTACAAGCTGTACTTCATTCAGTGCGACAGCTGTGGAACCGTTGTCGGAACTCAGGAGTACTGCAGCACTAGCGCCCTCATTCTCAAACTTGCTGAAAAACTAAAAATCAAGCTGTAGCCAAAGGCGCTCCACACTGCTCGCAGTACTTTTGAAAACCGATAACAGCGCTACTGTGCCCGCACTTTTGGCAGACATTTATCGGGGATAAAGTTTCAGGATTTTTTTTGCCGCAGTTCGCGCAAAAAGACGGGGGCATTTCTCCATAGCTGACGTGCCCACAACAGGGATGCAAAAAATGGCTCATACTGACCTCTCTTTTTTTGGTCTGATTACCAAACTTGTTTTGTTTTGTGAGGTCAGATTTGCACAATATTGCACGCGTGTCAATGCAAAAATACGCGGTCAGATTCTAATTTTGCGCGCTTTGTGCGTAAAATTGAAAAACACGTTATAAAACAATAACTTAATAGAATATGACCTGTTTTTCATTCGGTCAGATTCGAGGTCAGATTCATGGGCGTACAAACCGACGCATTTTCGGAAAGAATAAAAGCTGTAATCGGCGAGGAAAGCGTGCGCAATTTTGCGCAGCGTGCTGGAATATCTGAAGGCGGCCTCAGAAGATACCTATCTGGAAACAGCGAGCCAGGGCTATCTGCCTTGAAAGGGATAGCTAAGGCTGGTGATGTAAATATTGAGTGGCTGGCAACTGGAGAGGGAGCAAAAGAGAGAGGACGGCTGGCAGACGGCAGCAGCCTTATCATGGAAGACTGCGCCATTTACGGCGCTCCACAGTGCGAGGCGTGTCACGAAAGCTCAAGAATATCGCTTTACGATGTCCAGCCGTCGGCAGGCGAAGGCACAATTTTCAACGATGAAAACATCATCGACCACATACCGTTCAGCCGTAAATGGTTAAAACAACAAGGATTAAGCGAAAAGAATCTGGTATTGGTCACCGCCAGAGGCGACAGCATGCATCCGACCATAAAAAACGGCGACATGCTAATGCTCGACCGCACTAGAACCGAGGCGACATCAGGTGTATATATAATAAGGATGGGAGATGAGCTGTTCGTCAAACGCCTACAGAAAAACCCGGTAGACAACAGCATTTCGATAAAGAGCGACAATCCATCATACGAACCGATCATCGCCCAGGAAGATCAACTAGGCCGCTTAAACATCGTCGGCAAAGTCGTCTGGATCGGTACCCGGCCATAAAAAAACAACCAGGGCCAGTCCAAGCGAATTAATAGTCAAAAACGACCAAAAAAATCAATTCGAATGGACTGGCACCAATAATTTTAAACATCAATTTAAAACCCGCATAAACACTGATTCTTCCCACGCAAAATCATTTAATCCCATCCATTCCCGTCACTGGTGTTTGAGCATGCGATCGTGAACATCTTCCGTGGCATCCCCCTCGCTACATCTTCTTTATTTTGCAACCAAGCCCTCCCGTTCAGCAGTGAGGGAACCCGGAGGGCGCAATGGTCGGGAGTCG